TCTCTAGCCTTCCAGCTTGCTCGTGCAGCAGACCCATCTGGAAGATTGTCTAACCAAGATGTTCAACAACAGCTTGACAGGTTGGGTGCGGGATTTAACACTAAGAAACAAGCTCTTTTAAAAATACAGGTTGTTATAGACGAATTAGACAGGGACATACAAAAATTGAAGGTCTTTGAAACGTATGGTAAGGGCAACGCTGTACTAACTGCTAACGAAGCAAAGATTATTGATGCGGCTTTTGCAGTGGACTACGTAAGAAACAGGGCAAATGCTTTGAATCAATCTGCAAAAACAGGGGGTGACGGAAGCAAACCTCTTAACGCAGACGATTATATAATAAATAACAACGGTTCTGTTATGGATAAAGACTTTAATACAGTTGATGACCCTGCGTTAATTGAGTCAATTAAAAAAGCTAAAGCACCGAAAGTTGGAACGTAATGGCACTAGAAGCACAAAACTTACAAGTACTTCCTGATCCCGGAGAGGTAATCCCAGAGTCTTTGGATGTCATAACTGGCGGCGGTATCGTAAAAGATGAAGTCACTGGTGAAGATGAGATATACAAAGTTACAGGTGATATTCAGGATAACACCCTGAAAGCTTTTAGAACAGGAGAAATGGCTGAACAAAGTATTGAGGCACAGAAATCTCCTATCCTAAACAGGGATGAATTTTTTAGCGCAATTCAAAGCGGTAGAATTGGTGGTGTTGGGCCATATAATTCTAATCAGTTAAATAATATGGTAATTGCATCAAGTCCTGATTCAGGGGTAAGTGATGAAGTCCGTGCCAAAGCGACTGACAGATTAAACAATGCTTTTACTTTTTATTCGGAGAGAATAGCAAATCAACCCACCACTGAAGTAGCTTTCGGACAAGAGACTGCTCCGGGAGAGTTTACATTTGTTCCCACCCCTGAAGCAACACAAAATGCGAAACTCAAAAGCATACAGGAAAACATCTTTGAGGGTAAGGCTGCTATTGCAAGGGTTGTCTCCGGTGCATTTGAACCACTCACTGGCTTAGAGGCTAAAGATAAAAAACGTGTTGAGAATATAATCATACGGCAACTGTCAACAGGTAGTTTTTGGGATACCACTGTTGAAAGAGTCAAGGAAGGAGTTCTTAGAGGAACTGCGATTTACCTGCCTGACTATGCAGTTAACTACGGCATTGATGCTATAAAAGCAGCGACAAAAGCTACAGCGTATAACGTAGGTAAGTTTTTTAATCTTACAGATAATAGCGCACCCTTTGTAGAATCGTGGGAGGGGAGCGCACAAGATAGAGCAAGAGCATCAGAATGGTGGAAGAGCTTTATAGGGGACGCTACGGGCATACGCGAACTATCAGAAGTTATAAACGATTCAATTGTATCCACCCTACAACAGCAGGTAGACTCTGGAGAAATAACTGAAGAAGATTTTAAAAGAATTACAAAGTCTAAAACACAAACAGCAAGCGGTGAAAACGTAGAACTAGACACAGTATTTGTAGATGAAAACATGGCTCAAACTTTGTTAAACGAGTCTGTGAATCAACTCACTCCTTTAGCACAATACGGTTCCGTATTAGCAGAGGCAGTCCTTACTATGGGGGGAGTGGGTAAAGCAAAACAAGCACGAGGTCAATCACTCATAAGTGAAACAAGTCGTAAGATACTTGAGATCAATACAAAAGCAAAAGCGAAAGGCGCATCTAAAGCCGAAATAGATTTAGCTGCAGAATTGAATAATTTGAGCGGTAACATAATGGCTCAAGCTAAGTTCTTAGAAAATAGAAAGATGATCAGGAAGGTCAACCTTAATAACATGGCATACGCTATGGAAATGGACAGGGTAGACGCAAACAGTGAAAAAATATTTAGCAGACTGGAAGAAGTAAGCGATGAATTATTCTCTTTGAGAAAAGGAAACACAGGCGACAAGTTAAAAGTAGTCAAGCAGTCTAGTGAATACAGAAAGCTTCAAGCAGAACAACAGCGATTGCGCGGAATGATGGTACGAAGGTACCTGTCAGGTAGGTTTATATCTAATGTAAAAGACAACTTTGTTGAGGCACTTCCTGTGTCTTTAGCTATGTATTACGGTGGAAGCATGACCGCTGAAGGTGGAGAGGGCAGTTTCTTTCAGGGGGATCGTTTTGCTGGAGAGGGAATAGCAGCCATTGCATACATGGCTATTGGAAAACCCACAACAGTGTTTGCTGGTAAAAGTGCGGCTTGGTTAAACCAACAGATGGGAGATGTTTACGGTAAAAGTCTGGAAGCTATAGAAGGTATAGCTGGAATACCTCTTTCGTTAATTACAGGGAACAGAGATGCTTTTAGAGGATTTCTTACAGATGGAAGTATAAACAACTTTGAAAGGGCAACAGGAATTACTCTTGATGGTGATACCCGACGCTCACTTGGGTTTGTTGCAAAGCTTGCTGGCAAACTGGATGAAGACGGCATAGATCAAGTAGTCACAAGCATGGAAAAGCATCAACGACGTTTAACTGAAATACTTGATGAGTTTCCTGCTGAACAACGTCCTGAAGTTCGTAGGATACTGCAAGAAGACATAGCAACAATGAGCGGCATTGGCTGGCTACAGTCAGCAAAAAAGTTAGCTACGTTTAAGATCGATGCAAGAGAGGCAGGAAGTTTAAATACAATTAACGAACAGCTAAAAGCTCAAAATCTAATACAGGAAAGAACTTACGCAACGGATCGTATGATCATGCGGCTAGAAGAATTAATATCTGGTAGAACAGACTTGGATGATACATCCGAAATTAAAAATTACGTAAAGTCTTTAAAGGCAACAAACAACAAGATAATGTCGGATTTAGGCACTGAACGTCAAAAGCTTATGGCTGACATACGGACGTACAAGCAGGAAATACTTATTGATCCAAACGCAGAATTGCCCCCAAGAGTGTTGCAAAGTCTTGATGAGCTAGAAGTTGAACTTGAGTTACAAGTAAGAAGAAAACCTGATGGTTCTGCAGGTGACATCGATTTACTTGAAATAGCCGATAGACAATATTTAGAAAACATGCAAGCTTTGGCTTCTCGTGCAGAAGGACTAGAACTTCTTAGAAATAATAAACCATCTCATTTAAAACAAGTAGCTAGAAATCTTGAGATGATGACAGAGCAACGTTTTGAACGTATGCGTAAAAAAGCCAAAGCACCCTTTGTAAAGCTTGATAAAGAAGCAAGGAGAATAGGAAAGACTGTACCCATAAACAGCATGATAACAGAGCTTATGAGCTTCGCACCTGAAGGGGCTAATTTAAAAGACTTCTTCTCAAAAGGATCAAGATTTTTTGCTGGACCTCTGGGGCGACGCATGTACACTGTGGCTAACAAGATGGCGCAGAGATCGTTGGCATCTATAGAAGGAACTAGTTATGATAAGCTATATGCTTTACATACAAATCCAAATGCTGGAGACTTGTTTTTAGGAGAAAACATCAGACCCCTAGATATCATGCTCCACTACATGGATAAGGGTGAAGCACCAGACTTCCTTGCAACTCCCGGAGAAGTTATGGATGTGTACTCCGCATTCAGGGACTTTGGCATACGAACACGAGATGAGGCTTTGGCTGCAAGATATACAGACTATTCTGGCAAGGTGGAAAAGCTTATAGATGACACCATACCTGAATTTTCTAAGCAGTGGAAGAAAGCTCGTAATATATACCAAGCAGAGTGGTTCGATAAGATAAGGGGCGGTGGACCTCTATCTGATGTTCATAAGTCAAGGGGCCACCCTTTAGCAACTAGCCAATCAAAAGTTGACTCTAATAATGCTGACACGTTTCTTTTTGACGATGTAAGTGTAGGCGAAGAAGTTGCTGAAACTCAAGCTATGAAAGACGGTTTGTTTCAAATGAACTACAGGGGTAAAACTCCCTTTGAAATGTTTGATCCTATAACAGATAACTTGAACAAAGCTTTACGTGGAGATGACGACGCAATTGGTAAAATTATACTACAACGTGATAAATTAATAAGAGAGCTTAGTGACATACCAGAGGGTGGAGTATTTGACCTCACTAACGAACAATCTCTTACACACTTTAATTTAATACGCAGCACTTTGACAGAAGTAGTATATGCCAAGTGGGGTAAACAGTTGGCTAAACAACTTGGCGAACGTGCCGATTTAGATTTGAAAGCAATTCAGGGTGGTGGTTACGATTTTTCTAAAATTGAAAACGTATCTGAACTCCAAGACCTTATGACTGTGACGGTCAAGAGTGTTGATGAAACAGGAAAAGTAGCATTTAGAAAAATTAAACTAATAGACTTTGATATAATGATAGAGCAAGAAAGAGGCATTGAGAAGTTAATACAGAACAGTAACGAATTAGCTTCAGGTATGCAGAAGTATCAAAAGAGAATATCAGATGGTATTGAAACTTTAGCTAGAAAACTTGATTCTGACTCACAAATACGAACAGCCGCACAAGACATGGTGAACGATGCGTTAGGTGTTAAGAATGTAGACAGGTTCTTTGAAGATGTTGTCTTATCAGGAAACAGACAAGACATAGAAGAATTGAGACAGACTGTTGTAGCTAAGTTAGGAAACAAATTCACAGTCGGTGGTCAAACTTTTGATACGGAAGAAGTCTTTGACACAGGCATGAGAAATCAAATCGTAAACGGACTGTTGAATCACGGGGGATTACAGTACGTAGAGGGTAGAAAATTCATAGCTGCTAATGGTAAAGAGTATACAAAGAAAGTGCTTAGAAACCCGGAAAATATATCGGGTGCGTTAGATTCAGATAGAGTTAGAGATGTAATGTCTTTATACTTAGATGATGAACACATAGACTTTCTTGTAAATATAACTGACTACTTGTCTGATCAAAAAGCAATTGAAGCTGTAGGAGCTTTGGACACCACCGTAAAGATTGACAACATAGTTAACGCTATGGGTACGAATCAACTTATAGCTCGTTCATTCAACCTTGCTCGTGGTATGGTTAGCCCACAGTATGTCGCTGCTGAATTTGGTGTTTCTTTAGCACAACAAGCAGGATTGGATTTGATGAAACTAGCAGCAGGAAACAAAGAAGCTGCAGACTTAATGCTACAAATGATAAAGTTTCCTAAGAAAATGACGAAAGCAGACTTAGATACCTTTGACAATCTAGTTCAAGATTTCCTAATATCAGAACTGGGAGCGTTGGGAGAAGCGGGTAGAGTAGCCCTAGAAGAAATGCAACTTGATATGAGTGAGGACAGAGACTAATGAAGACCTACAACAACGGCCCTCGTAAGGGAATGATGTATGGCGGTATGCCACAACGTAAGCCCATGATGTATGGCGGCGTAGCAAAGAAAAAACCCCGCAAGAAAGCTTACGGGGGTGGTATGATGTCAGCAAGTCAGCCACAACAGAACATGATGCAAAACAACACCATGACAGGGCGTGACATGAATCAGATGCAGACTCAGATGATGCAGACTCCTAAGTTGCGTATGGCAAATGGTGGTTCTGCGTTTGGTATGTTAAGTGTGAAAGCGGGGATAGACAAAAATCCTAAACCAACCCAAGCAGACAGAATCGCTGGGGCTAAGATGAAAAAGAAACGCTAAACGTATTTTCTGGATTTCTCCATAATTTCATCTCCCATAGATCGAAGGTACCGTAGAAGGGATGCTGTTGAGTGCGCTCCTTCCCACTCAGGAAGTCCACTTGACATCGTAGATTCAAACTCTTCGGGTTTGACTCCTTCCCACGTCAACTCTATGGTGCCATTTTGTTTTAGATTAGCCTGAAATGTAAACAGGTTAGCCACCTTATTATTGTTAGACATCTATCTGTTCTAATTCCTGTATTGCTAGATTGTAACAATCAGCCTTGAAAACAAAGCCGTTGCTTGGGTCTACGTCACCCACCTTATAACGGGTTGCTTTTGTGTAGAAGGTTTGTTTTGGTATCTCACCAAGAATCCACGCCTTGCTATGATCCGTAAGGATACGCACAAAGACGTAACTATCACAGTCCTGTTTGGTTCCGTGTGCTGATACAGAACAATCGTAGTTAGGTGACGGTGTGGTGTTACAACGCTTGGTCTTGACATCCACCCGTTTGTTTCCGACGATCAAATCGTAGTCCTTGTTGTTAGCGTCACTGCCCCCAACGTAGTCCTTTACGATTACCTCTCCTATAGCACCAACGACATTACTAAGACTGCCAGTTATGCTGCCCTGTAGATTACCTACAGAGGCAGCTTTCTTTTTGGCGCGACTAATAATATCAGGTGTTATCTTTATCTGTATCATCGTTACTATCCTTTGGGTAGTACACCTCAACCCACGATTTACATTCGGGACACTCTAAACAAGTTAGTATACTATACTTATCTTCTGTCAGTTCATCCACATCGTGATCACCAACCCACCTCAACTTTGTTTTACAGTGCCAGCAGTTCACGCTGCTGTCAAGTCAACAACTTCACACACACCTGCAGTGCAAGCAAGCTCACGAGAGCCGTTAGTGTTGTCTTCCTTTTCAAAGTCTGTGAGTTTACCCCAGTCAATGTGAACCACTTCCATGCGTTTTTTCCATTCAAGATAATCATCAGGTTCTATATCTTGGTACGGAGCCTGTTGATAGGTATGATCACTGTGGGGAAGGAAAGAAACTCCTGATGCCACATCAAAGTTTTCATACACCCACGCACCTACTTCCATCCACTCATGTTCCTTTACAGTGACAGTGATGGATGGTTTGTGTTCACACCAATGTATAGCGTAAGTCTTCCACAACTCTAGCTGCTCTATGGCTGTGGTTTGTGTGCGGGTCACGGCCCCTTTAGGAGACTGCATGGGGAAGCTAAACACTGTAACGTTGTCGGGCTTCATCACATCCCGTTCTGCAGGCACACCACTATCGATAAGGAACTGAGTGAGTGGGTCTTTGTTATCCCCACGTACTGTCCTTATAAAGTGGTCGTTGTGTCGTGCATGTATCCCGCTTGCTGCGTCCACCAGTTGAGACACAGTACCCGACGGTTTGACACAGGTGATTGCAGTACTCTGTGGGATTCCAAGCATCTGGGCAAAGTTCTTGTTGACCTCTATCGCGTGTTCCCGCATTTCGTCTAGCCAACGCTTGCTGTCTACGTTCTTTGATAAAACGTGATGATCCATGATACCAGTCAAGGATACACCTAACAAGCGTTCTTCTTCTGCGTTGTCTTTCCATGCTTTCCTCAAATACTTAAAGTCTACAAGGGTTGATTGTAAAGTACCTAAGATAGTTGCTATCCGTACCTTTTCTTTCAAAGACTCTAACGTGTCGTTTTCACGGACTACCACCTCTGACAAATTACAAAAACTGTACGGGCGTAAGATGATCTCACTGCAGGGGTTCGTACCCCACATATGTCCTGTCTCACGCCTACCGTTACGAGCCACTTGCTTGTCGGCAGACTCCCTGTTAAACATGCCACGCTCACCCGACTTGCTATCGTACAGGGCAAGCCACTCACGCATAAACGTACCCATCTCCGGCTTTGATTTGTACGCAACAGAGTTGTTTGCCAACGCACGTTGACCCTCTGTCTCCCACCACGATCCGGCTTTGGCGTGGCGCATTTGATCGTCGTTAAGATTAGATAAACTAATCAGGGCTGATCTGCGAACACCCCCCACAACAACTACCTCTCCCACCTTACACATGAGATCGTGGCACTCAATAGGAAACAATCTACGTCCAGCAGCCTTCTTGAATATTTCCACCGTAAAATTAAACAGGTCAATCAAAGGCTGGGGACCACTTGCTCTACCCCCCATTATCTTTAGCCGCGCACCTGCAGGGCGAATACCAGATGTATCCCAAGAGGGAACTTGTCCTGCGTACAGTAGTGCAATTAACTCACGGTAAGCTTTAGCCCATCCCGGCTTGCTATCAGCTACAGTAATTACGGTACTAGAATCACTAAAATTATCAGATACCACAGGTAGTCTATCAACATTTTCTCTCTCCACACTAAACCCAACACCAGTCCCACACATCAATATGTACATGCACTCATCAAAAGAACGAGGACTATCAACAGGAATGTAACTACAATTGTATCCACATACGTTGTCACGACTAAGAGCCTGACCTGCAGTCATCATTGCTCTCATTGATGGCATAACCTTGAGACTTAAAATAGCATCTTCAATTTCAGACCTCAATTTACTTGGTATGATATAATTGTGTTTATTACGCACATGATTATCCATAAAGCTAATATATCTGGATACAGTTTCATCCCAATCCTCTCGCCTTTCTTCGTCGTCAATCCAACGAGCATAACGTGATTTGTGAATAAATTGCTGATATGGTGTGGGCAGCATGTTGTTCATATCTATTGTTCCTCTTTTATTTTGATCAGTTTGTTTAGGTACCACTGTGCTTTTTTAAGGTCTTCGATTCCGTTTTTGTATCGGTATCTCCAGAGGTATTTGATGATGTTTCCTTGCAGGTAATATTCAAACCCATTGTCTGTCGCCGCTTCGATTGCCTCAATGCACTCGACACCTGCTTGATTGTAGTGTGGCGGTTTGTTAACAGCATCTTGTTCTTCTCTCAATCTTTTTACCATGTACTCTTCGTGTTTCATTGTTTCTTTCCAAAATCAACTTTAATTACATTATCATCAAATTGATGTTTAAATTCTTCTTCAGCTTCTTCTATCATAGACTCTGCAGTTTGTTTGAATTTTATTGAGGCTGCACCTCTATCATATACATCATCAAGTTTTTCTCTTAGGGTTTCCATAAGACCCTCTTGTATAATCATAGCAGGGTTGAAGTCTTCTTCATTTTCATAGGTCTTACTTGTCGTATCATACGCTGTCAAAGTAAAGTTTTCACCATCAAGAGGTTTGAGTATGATGTAATATCTATCGGGTAATAAAGACATAATCTCTACTTGTTTGTTTAGTTCTGTTTCGTCGATAGTCATTTTTTTACCCACTCCATAGGAATAGACCCTTCGGCCCATTCAAAGTTATATCGTGTACACCAAGCAGCGTATGTTGTTTTGCTACCCTTGTAAATCTTATTCTTTGCATTCATAAAAACAAAACGAATATCAAGTTCAGGATGCTGTTGTTTCATCAGTATCATCTTAACACGATCCCCTTTATCCAAGTGTCCCTTTGCTTCAACGTAAATGTTTGTTTCGGGAAAGTAAAAGTCGGGAGTATAATGACGGGGAGCAGGTATGTATTCAAACCGTTCTTCTTCGTATTGAAACTCAATGTTGTTTGCTGTTAAAGTCTTTGCCAGATTAAGTTCAAACTTAGACCTGTATTTTATTTTATTACTCAAAAGGTTACCCCTATCGATATTAATCTTTTTTCTAGGTACCCTGCCAGTTTGGGGGAATACTTTTCTATGTTGGTAAGTTCTTTTGTCAAAGGGTGCATCGGCACACATACATAAGCTCCTGAAAATGAACGTCTACTGATATGTTGCAAATCCGTTTCTACCTTTTTAATGTCTCTTGCATCCGTATCAGAAGTCAAATGACCGTCCTTACCATAATGATTCACAAGAGTAAGAGGTAAACCTTTTTCATGTAAACGCAAACGAGTAACCCTGCGTTCCCCACCTGTACCAGAACTAGACTCTATGTACACATGACTGAGGTCGCTGTTTAACTCCATGAGTTCCACCTCATAATCTTTCACAAATAAGTACGGCATCCTACAATTCTTTCTTTTTAAGTTTATCGTACCATACAACAGGGGGGTTCTTTGCTTTTGATGTAACCTTACCGTGAAGAACAGCGTTAGGCCAACAGTGATAACGGTAACCACACAGATTACATTCTCTTGGAAGGAGTTTGTTTCCTGTCTTTATTGTTTCGCCATCACGACGATAAGTTTCCGGCTCTGACTTGAAAGGAACAAACGGCTTTACGTCAGGATTCGTAAGAAACTTTACACGCTCTTCCGCATCCTTTAAATAGGCTTCTTTATCGTCCTGAACCCAGTCCGGCACCTCTACAATTGCAACCATGCCGTTGGATTTGTTTACTACAATCCACCCACCAAAGGGCAACCCTGTGGCCTCTCCGTAAAGAAACCCTTGCATAACATAACCAAAGGGATCATCTTCCTTTAGCTTTTCGTATCCACCATTTATACCAGTGAATTTATAATTAAAAGCCCAATCACTAGCCGACTTGACATCCCATACTTTTTCAACACCAAGT